GATCTGTGGGCAAACCATCACCCGAACACCCTGTTGTCAAAATGGCTGCTCGTACGAGCAGACGGTTGAGGGACTCGATTGGCGCAACCCAATCCTAAAACGGAGCTAGTAGCGTTCGCAGAATCGGTGCGGACCGATCCGTGTGCTTTCATTGAGAACACACTGAATACTGATTTGTTCAGCTATCAACAGGAGATCGTTGATGCCGTCTTCTCGCACCCTCGTGTTGCAGTGCGTTCCGGCAACGGTATTGGCAAATCACTCGTCTCAGCAGCTATCGCCATAGCCTTTCTGATGAGCTATCCGCTCGGATCTTATGTTATCCTCACCAGCTCAACGTGGCGGAACATCAAGACAATCCTTTTTGGGGAACTTAGAAAACTGGTCCGTCGAAACAAATTAGGCGGCGATCTGCAGCAGGAAAAATGGCAATTGGATGAGAATTGGGCTGCTCTGTGTATCAATTCAGACCGGCCAGAGGGATTTCAGGGACACCACAATCAGGCCGTGCTCGTTGTGATAGACGAGGCGAGCGCCTTGCCTGACGCGATCTACGAGGCGATTATTGGAATAACTACAGGCGAGAACGACAAGATCCTTCAGATTGGGAATCCCATCAATACGGAGGGGCCATTTTATAATGCGTTCCATTCTTCCAATTGGACAACGTTACATTATCCTTCTACGGTATCCCCGAATGTACAGCGATCTAAAAATGCCATTCCAGGTCTAGCAACACAACAGTGGATCGACTCGATCGCTGAGGAGTACAGCATTGATTCTAATGTTTATCGGGCTCGTGTCTTGGGTGAGTTTCCTGAGGGATCAGATGAGTCTCTGATACCTTTGGGTTGGTATGAAGCTCTCCCAGAGGATTTGCCACCATCAGGTGACAAGGTCCTCGGTGTAGACGTTGCGAGGTTTGGAGCAGACCAAACAGTATTTGTTATCCGTGATAACAACAACATCCTGAGTGTTGAGGCCCATTCGGGCTGGGATACGATGAAAACGTGTGGGAAGATCCAGCAACTCAAAACTGAACACGATATTGATCAAGTATTTGTCGACGAAACTGGTGTTGGAGGTGGTGTGGTCGACCGCCTGCGCGAACAGGGGGTGGCTGTATCGGCGGTTACATTCTCTGCCTCGCCCTATGATAGGGCTCAATTTGCGAATGTTCGAGCTGAGGTGTATTGGAGGCTGAGGCAGGCGATTAGGGCTGGCGAGTTAGCGATCCCCAAACACGTGCGCTCGAAATTCCTAGAGTTGTGCTCGATGCGATATAAGTTCAATTCTTCGGGCAGACTCCAAATCGAGGAGAAATCTGAGATCAAACGTCGGCTAACGCGATCACCTGACCATGCTGAGGCGCTAGTAGTCACATACGCAGAGCCGCCAACAGTCGGCGTTATTTCGTTGGAGGAGAAGGCTCCGCAGCAGGCTGAAACTCTTGTTCAGCGTATTAACAGATTAGCAACAGTGGATTGAGGGACCCAAGATGAAAATCATAGATCGGGTATATAGGGGCTTGGCAAACCGAATGATTCAGAAGGGTCTGATAGGCCCAATTGCAATGGTCAATGCTGATCGTGTCTGGAGCGTTTTGGGTGCTGCTGATGCGGCCGAGTATTTTTCATCGTGGGTATGGTATTGCATTAACAAGAATAGCGGTCTTGTCGGGCGAACTCCTCTACGAGTTTACGCCCCTGTCTCCAAAACATCGAAATCGTTCAGCATCAAGACTATCGGCGCTCAGGACGAGATCGCAGAGGAGCTAGACGATCATCCCATTAAGGAGCTTCTGGATCAACCGAACAACGATCAGGGCTCGCATGAGTTCTGGGCGCTAACTAACTCATGGCTAGAGATTGATGGTAATGCTTATCTGCGCATCGTGTTTGACAAATTCGGTTTCCCAGCTGCGCTATATGTTCTGCCCGCCGACCATGTCGAGCCCGAACCCGGGGAAGACAGGCTGGTGAAGCGATACCGCTTCCGTCGCAAGAGTGCGATCGAGTATGTTGATCCAGAGGAGGTCTTGCACATTAAGGTGACAAATCCTTCTACACCGCACAAGGGTAAGGGGCCGCTTCACGCCGCCATGGCGGCTATACAGAGGTATATGACGATCCAGGATTTTGAGTACGCCCTGTTCAAAAATCAGGCTCGGCCTGATACTCACATTAAATTACCTGCAGGCACACCGAAGCCGGAACGTGATGCTATTCGGAATGAGGTAATGGCAAAATTCACTGGAAAAAACATCGGGAAACCCCTAGTGACCACCGGTGATGTAGATCTCACGACGCTCCAGTGGAATCCGAGAGATGCCCAAGTTTTGACCCTGGCGAAAGCCGCGAGAGAGGAGATTATCCTCATTTTTGGTCTAGCACCCACGATGCTCGAAATCTCAGCGTCCAGGGCAGAGGACGAGTCAAAGAGACGCGCCTACGGTAGAGATACCATTCAGCCGCGACTGTCGCGGATTGACTCAGCCCTTACCAGAAAATTGGCGCCCTACTGGGACGATCGGTTGACCATTGAGTTTGACTCTCCTGTGCCTGAGGATACAGACTTGGAGATTGAACGTCTTTCCAAGCTTGTGGAACGAAAAATTATCACAGTGGACGAAGCTAGACATGAATTGGGTTTTGAATCTATGGCTGATGATGATAAGCCACAGGCGACACAACCAGTAATTCCACAACCAGCCCCAGAACAGGAGGCAGAAGATGAAGACTAAATTACATGTATCAGATCTCTTTGGGAAGCTATCAGAGGAAGAGCGAACGAGGCTTGCTCAATATGAGGATCAATCATGTATTCGCAAGAGCACGTCGGTTGAACCTGAGCCCGAGATTCCAGCAGATACAGAGCGCACCTCTCTAGAGTGGATTTCCACACGGGACCTGGACAGGGATGGGGAGATTGTGGATCCGCAGGGAGCTGTCCTGGATGAGTATCAGAGAAATCCAGTGGTCTTCGTCAACCACAACCGAGCGGCTCTTCCTGTGGGTAGGTCTCTATCCCTAGAGGCCGACGATTATGGGGTTAAATCCCTGACAGAGTATGCCGAAACCCCTGAGGGTAATGATGTCTGGACGCTGAAACAGGGTGGTTTTCTCCCCTGTAATAGTATCGGGTTTATTGTTCTGAATAGTATCGAGAATGACGGAACCAAATCTTGGGAAATCGCCGTGGGTGAATATCGAGATAAATGGGGTGTTGATATCCGTTCGGCTAAGCGAATCATCAACGAGTGGCTCCTTCTTGAATATTCGGTGGTTGGCATCCCCGCAAATCCTAACGCTCTCCAGATCGCCGTTAGCAAGGGTCTGGTATTGAACAATAAGACCTTGGACATGTTGGGTATCAAAACGCAGGTAGAGGAGGATGACGACGAGTATTCTCCTCTTGTTATCCCCGTGCGTGACGAACCCATCATTAGGCCTCGTCGGGTGGTCAAACTCCATAAGCCAGAGGATGTCCGGACGATTATTAAGCGGGTTGTTAGAACTGTTGCCAGGAAATGAAGCCCAATTTCCGTATGGAACCCTGCCGGATCGAGTTGTGAGCTCGAAGGCGATCCTTGACCGACCAGACAGGCAGACCTGACATGGGCGGATAGGAAGACGGAGACAGAGACAACACATTCGCTATGCTAGGAAATATCATGGAACTCAAAACCATCAAGCTGATCGCAGAGTGGGAGTCGGATGAAGAGTCCTACAAGAGCGGTCAAGTTCTTGAGGTAGACCCAACGACCTATGCTCAGCTGATAGCTGATGAGGTCGCTGAGGACTACGTAGAAGAGAAGGTTGAGGAACAGATTGTGAAGGCTGTCAAGCAGGAACTTTCTGAGGCTCGCAGTGAGGCTCGTGAAAAGGCTCCTGCTGTCGCGATCGATCATGAAGTTGAGGATAAGTGGCACCTTAGTGGTCTCGGCGAGTTCGCTCTCGGCGTTCGAGATTTTGGGCGCAAGCAGTCTGAGCCTGCCAAAAAGCTGGCTGCCGCTCTTAGCAAGGACGCCAGCGTCATGAGTGAGACTGGCTGGGAGGTTCCTCTTGGTCTGAAGGCTGGTATGACTGGTACAGCAGATAGTACGGGTGGCTACCTCCGCCCCAAGCCGGTTGAACCAGGGATTGAGGATCCTGCCATCATGGGTACCCTCGGTCTTGCCCAACGCTGCCGCCAGGTTCCGATGACCTCGAACCGTGTCGGCATCAATGCTTGGACACATTCCAGTCGAGCCGATGGCTCTCGTTATGGTGGAGCAAATGTATACTGGCTCGATGAGGGCGCCAGTATTACTGAGTCCAACCCCACCATCAAGCAGGTCGAGTTGCAACTGCATAAGGTCGCCGGTTTCCTGACGGTCACTGATGAGTTGCTCGAAGACATCGCTGCTCTTGAGTTCGAGCTAAACAGGGTTTATACCCAGGAGATCGAGACGGTCATCGAGGGCAAGATTGTCAGGGGTGATGGAGTTGCGAAGCCTCTGGGTATCCTCGATGCTCCATGCGCGATCGGAGCATCAAGGGAATCTGCTACTCATGTCAGTGCAGAAGACTTTACCGAGATGTATACGAAGCTTTGGGGCCCCAGCCACGGTAATGCTGTTTGGTTGGTTCACCAGAGCGTGATGGAAGAGCTGCTTGTGCTGACCCTGTCCGGAACGGTTTCGGGTATTACGACTGTGTTTATGCCTGCGGGCATGATCGCTGGTCGTCCATTCTCTACTCTGTTTGGACAGCCGATGCTCATCAGCGAAGACTGTTCGGAACTGGGCACTAAGGGTGACGTGATTTTGGCTGACTTCAGCCAGTACCTGTATGCCCAGAAGGCGGGCGTTGATATGGCATCCTCAATCCACTTGTACTTCGATTACGCGAAGACTGCGTATCGGTTTATTAAGAGGGTTGATGGTAGACCACTCTGGCCAACGACTGTAACGGCGAAGAACGGGACGCAGGAATACAGCCCGTTTATTCACCTGGCTACGTAGGAAAACCTATACTGGTCACTGACTGGGGGCGATAGTGCCCCCAGTCACACTGGTCACTAGAAAGGAAGCAGAAATCATGTTGCTACAAGACAACATAAAAGTTCGCCAGAGTGGCGAAATCATGGTTGGAATTGCTCCTCAATTGCTCGTTACTACGGGCGGGGACGAGTCCCAATTGATTCAGATGGACCGGTTTGAAGAGTGTCTATTCGTAATCATGCACGGCGTTGCAATGGCTGGTCTGGGTACGGTCTACCAGGTTTGGGAAACCACAGCAGTTTCGGGTGCTGATGGCTCTTCGAGCTCTAGCCAGTTGGCTGGCAAGAGTTGGGTGCTCGGCAGTGCTACTGGTACCGCCACAACCAGCAAGGTTGGCCTGATTAGCGTTCGAGCGAATGACCTGACTGATGGGAAGGACGTCATCAAGATCGTCAGTGTGGCTACGGGCAGTGCCAATTCCAGTACTACGGCATGTGTGATTGCCGTGCGTGGTGGAGCCAAGTAT